GCGTTGCAGACGTCCCATTCGGATCAATGATCCCAAGGCCATCATTTATGGAGGCGCTGCGCCAAACCGTCTGGAATAAAAAGCCAGCCTATCCTGGTGATGACGAAGTTCTATACGAGATGAGCGCCGATATCGACGTTCTGGTCGGCAATTGGCCTGAGGCAGTGATGCCATGAGGCCAGCCAGTGATGTCATGCGCGACCTTGCTATGTCCGGCCTATCAGCCGACCAACTCGCGTTGGTCATGGAGCTTTCTGCCAGCCTGGGGGGAGAGGTTCGGCGTGACCCCGTGGCAGATAAGCGCCGCGCATATGACCGTGAGCGTAAGCGGAAATCCACCGGAATTCCACCGGAGTCCTGAATTGGCTTCCCCCAAAGAATATATATCAAACCCCCATCCAGTTACCCCATCAGCTAAAGCTGATACTCCCCTTGACGATTTTCCAAATCGGGTTGTTGAAACCTGGAACACGGAAACCGCTGGCACACCGCTGCCGAAGGCCCGACCGCTCACCCCAGACCGTCGGAAGCATCTCGCCGTTAGGGCGAAGGAACACGGCGAGGACGCGGTTTTCGCGGCAATCCGCAACATGGCGGCCAGCGAATTCCACTCGGGCAAGTCTGGAAAATGGACCGAGGGAAACCTTGGCTGGCTGCTGAAAAGCCCCGAGAATTTCACGAAAATGCTGGAGCGGAGCACGCCGCAATCTGCCAAGCAATCCGTTCCCGTCGAGCAAACAATCCGAGCACGGCAGGACCAAGCCAGGATTTACCGCCGTATGGGCCGGGAGAGCGAGGCCGACGAGCTGGACAGGGAGACCGAGCGCATCCGCAAAGCCGCAGGAATTGGCGAGATACTGCACAGGATGCCGCCTAACCCCACCCCGCAAGCAGAAGGAATGAGATGATGGAGAAGTTCTATTCGGTATTGATCGCATTATCGACCGTAGCTTGTGTTGCTGCGCTGTGCACTGCCGGAGCCTACTCCTGCGCCCAGTTGAACACTCGATATTACGAAGGGATGAGGGCGTGTCTCGATCAGGGCGGCTCGTGGGTGCCTCAAGGCACGCAGGGCGGTTACTCGTCTAGCTGCATCAACCCGCATTCGCAGCCCGCACGATGACCCACAGAGACACCACGATGCTGGGGCGCTGCATCGACGCGGTTTGCCAAGAGCTATACGAACACACGAGGCCGGCTGACGAAATGGAACGGGCAACAAGTGAGACGCTCGTCCGCGCCATCCTGAACGAGCTGAAGCAAGTGGACGAGGGGATGGTGATAGCCGGCCTTGAGTCTTTAGCTAGCGGGCGCCGCGCTCCATTCTTTGGCGACGAATTTGCCAAGGCTTTCGCATCCGCGATCGACCATGTCCTGAGTCAAGGGGAGGGGTGATGGGTAGGCCACGCAGTCCAGATGGTCCGCCAATGCAGCAAGGATGCCGCCTCGCGCCTGCTTTAACGGTTATGGTGAAGGCGGCGGCTGCAAGCAATTACCGATCTATTGCGAAGGAAATTGAGTACCGAATTGCTCAGAGTTTCGATCAAGACCGCATGCGCGCGATAATCCGCGAGGAGTTGCGCGCAATTCTAGGCATAGGGGAGAGAAAATGAACTTGAAGCACATCACACGCGGCCGCCCAGCGCAGCAACGCCAGCGCGTGATTCAGCGCGCCATGGAAATGCGAGAGGCTGGGGAACGCATCAACAAGTCACGCATCGCTCGGGAGCTTCATGTGCCATTGCGGACGGTGTTTCGCAGTTTGCCGAGGGTGATAGCGTGAGCGCAGCCCACAATCTCCGCGATGTTCTGATTGAGGCGTTCATCATCAACATTCGCGAGCAGGCGAATCGAGATGGCGACTATTTTCAACAGGTCGATGATGGCTTGCAATTCGACGGTACGATATATGCTGCCGAACTAGCAGACATCGCGCTCAATGTTGTCAAGGATTGGGACACGGACGATAAAATCTGATTTATGTCATATGCACAGGGCTGAATTTTCCGTGTAATTGGTTTGCCGCATGAGCGCGGCCATTGAAGGCGAGATTGTATCTTCAGGACTTCCGATCCCAGGGCCGGGACGGGATAGCAAATATCGTGTCGAGTTCAACGAACAGGCTCGGAAGCTGTGCTTACTCGGTTACACGGATGAGGAATTAGCCGCGTTTTTTAACATTTGCGTGGCCACGCTCAACAACTGGAAGCGCGATATTCCGGCTTTTTTGGAGTCCATCAAAGAGGGCAAGGAAGCTGCTGATGCGAATGTAGCCGATAGCCTTTATCGTCGAGCCACTGGAGAAACGGTTCTCGTTGAGCGCGTCATCAAGGATGAACAGGGCAAGCATGATGTTCTGAAGATCAGCCAATACATTCCCGGCGATGTCCAGGCGCAACGGCTTTGGCTTCTCAACCGCAGAAAGCTGAACTGGCGAGATAAGCAGGAGATTGAGCACAGCGGATCAATCGACATCGCTGAACGCCTTCGTCGTGCTGATAACAGGCTGAGTTCATCGTGAGGCCAGACGAACTTGACAGTTTGCTCGTTGATCGCATGCGCGAGTTCTACGATGATCCTTATGGATTTGCCATGTTCGCGTTTGATTGGGGCGAAGGCGATCTTGAGGGATGGGACGGTCCCGACACTTGGCAAACCACATTTCTGAAGACTTTGGGCGATGCGATCAAAACACGCTCACCCGGCGACGTCATCAGGATGGCTGCGAAAACCGGCAAGGGGCCTGGCAAAACCGCGCTCCAATGTTGGTTGATCCTGTTCTTCATGTCGACGCGGCCGAACTTCGCTGGCTTTGCGACGGCCAATACCGGCGATCAGCTTGATGATAAACTGTGGCGCGAGCTTGCTCTTTGGCATCAGCGCGTAATCAACAAACATTGGTTCGAATGGACTGCGACCCGCTTCTATCACAAGCAGGCGAAAGCAACTTGGGGCATCGATGCACTCAAGTGGTCTGAAAACAACCCCGATGCCTTTGGCGGCTTGCACAACGGTGGACGCGGACAGGCGGCCTTCATGGAAGAGGGTTCGGGTATCGCTGATCCGATTTACGATGTTGTCGATACCACGATGACGGACGCAGACAGTTTCATATTCGTGTTTGGCAATCCGTACCGCAAGTCTGGCCGCTTCTATGAAATATTCACCCGTTTTCGTCATCGTTGGCTAACGCTAACTGTCGACACCCGCACTGCGAAGGCGGCCAATCAAAAGCAAATCAACGACATGATTGAAGATTGGGGTCTTCACTCGGATCATGTCAAAGTCAACGTGTTGGGTGAGTTCCCGGACGTTGAAGACGATGTTATCATTCCGCTTCCTCTCCTTGAGGCCGCAGCGAAGCGCAAGGTAAACGACCAGGACAACAATAAGTACAAGCCAATCTGGTCGGTTGATCCTGCCCGCTCTGCGTTTGGGGATCGCTCCACACTCTGCAAGCGACGCCATCGGAAGCTGATGGAGCCGGTGAAGTCGTGGCGCGGAATAGACACGATGCAACTCGCCGGGCGCATCATCAATGAATTCGAGGAAACGCCGCGCGATGAATTGCCGAGCCATATCGTGGTCGATGTCATCGGTATTGGTGCCGGCGTAGTCGATCGGCTGCGCGAGCATGATGTTGTTGGTCCGTTGGTTGTTGCGCTCAACGTCGCGGAGACCAAGGGCATCAGGGACGGCTACCCAAGATTGCGTGACGATCTTTGGTTCAAGGCTGCTGAATGGTTTGACCCAAAGAACGGCGCCGAGATGACCGACAACGCCCTTGCTGGAGAATTGTGTAGCGTCTTCTTTGGCTACACTTCTTCCGGGCAGCGCAAGGTCGAGCCAAAGGATGATACCAAAGAGCGCATTGGTCATTCTCCTGACCTGGCCGATTCGTTCATCGGCACCTTCGCCGTGACGCCCATCTCCATCGCTCGTGAGCAAGACCGTTACGAGCGTGCGCGGCGCCGGATGCAATCAGCAGGGGCAACATCATGGGCGGCTTAGACGATATCCAGCCCGATGATGCCACGAAAGACACGGTCGAAGCGATTGGCGTTGATCCCGATGGCGATCTCTTCCGCCGGCTGAAAGGCTGGACCAAGAGCGCGATCGATCACCTTGCCGAATGGCGCAAAGAGGCTGACGAAGCCTATGACTTCTACAACGGCTATCAGTGGTCGAAGGAAGAACTGGCCGTCTTCGAAAGCGATGGCCGTCCCGCGCCGGTGTTCAACCTGGTCCAGATCAACATCGACGCCGTTGCCGGGCTTGAGGTCAACAACCGCCAGGACGTGAAATATCTACCCCGCACCGCAGGCGACGTGAAGGTGGATGAGCTGCTGTCATCGGCGGCGATGTGGGTCCGCGATCAGGCCAAGTCCGAGCGCGAGGAATCGGATGCCTTCACCGATGCGGCGATTACCGGGATCGGCGTCACCGAAACTCGCAAGAATGGCGAAGACAGCATCTCAATCGATCGCCGCGACCCGCGCACCGCATTTTGGGACAAGAACGCCACGAAGCGCAACCTTGCCGATCGCCGCTATGGCGGCCGCGCGGTGTGGATGGATCTCGACGAAGCGCAGGAGATGTTCCCCGACGTTGCCACGATCGAGCTGAATGCGAAATGGGCTGCGCTCGGGATCAACGATACTTCCGACAACAAGGAAGAGTTGGATTACCCGCAGCACCAGCGCGAAGGCGAGGGCATTCCAGAAAGCGGCAAGCCTAAGCGCGTCTGCATGGTCGAGGTCGAATGGTACGACTTCGAAGGCGGCAAGAAGGTCTACAAACAGGCATTCTTGGGCCAGACATCGGTCCTTGAGGTAAACCCGCTTGAGGTATGGGCCTATAACTTCATCACCACCAAGCGCGATGAGAAGAAAAAGACCTGGTACGGCATTGTTCGGGCGCTGAAAGACCCTCAGAAGATCCTCAACAAGTTCCTTGCGACCGTCATCCACATTCTCGCCAGCAATGCGAAGGGCGGCTTGCTGTACGAGCGCGGCGCCTTCGCGGATCAGCGCAAGGCTGAAGAGGACTGGAGCAATCCGCAGAAGAATGTCGAGGTAACGGAAGGCGCGCTCACCAATGGGCGCATTAAGCCCCGTGAATCTCCCCCATTGCCTCAAGGCGCGGTGATGCTCATTGAGTTCACCATGCAGAATATTTCGCGCGTTTCCGGCATCAATGTCGAGCTGCTGGGCTCGGCCGATCGCGACCAGCCTGCCAGCCTCGAAATGCAGCGCCGTCAGTCTGCTGTCAGCACGCAAGCCTCGCTGTTCGACAGCAAGAGATTCTATCACGAAGAGCAGGGCAGGACGCTGCTCGCGCTGATGAAGACGCTGCCCCCTGAAACATTGGTGCGCGTGACGGTCGATCCGTTCGATCCACAGCAAGCGCAATTGATGTTGCCGCCGCAGCCGATGACGCAGGATCCGCAGGCTCTCGCTCAGTGGCAACAGCAGATGCAACAGGCTCAACAGCAGATCGCCCAGGCTGAAGAGGGCAAGAAGCGTGAGATGTTCGTGGCGCTCAACACCGTGATGCGCGCGCTCAGCGATGAAAGCATGAAGTTCGACATCATCGTCGATGAAGCGCCATCGTCTCCGAACCAGC